CGTTTTTAGTTCAGATGCGGCTTTAATATGCTCAGGGTGGCAAATTCCACGTTGCATACGTTCTACTGCCTTGGAATATTGTTTAACCCATCGCATTAAAATGCCTTCGCGGATCTGATTTTCAACGGCAGCAATGCGGTTTACCTCGGATGCGGTCTTATCTCCACCCGTGATGTTCATAACGGATGATGGAAGGAATGTTCCCATCTGAATCTCAGCTAATCCAGACATGAATTGATCCAATTTAATGAAATCTTCAACGTCAGCAGGGATTGCGGACTGAACTACGTCATATCCTTCTGCCACATATGCTACGGGATGCATTACTTGAAGCGGAGGAATGCCTGTTTTAGCGGTTGGGCCTTTCTTAAGTAATAGCATCCCGCGCAAATATGAGTTATCGACAATGAGATTTCTCGCTTTGTCGATAGCAATATGCGTGTTGTATAGATCACGTCCTGCACCACGGGATGACATCAATGCGCCACTGCCAATCTCAACAGAGAATAGAGCAATTGTGTCCGACATCCTGTTGTATCTATCCAATTGTGTGCAGATTTCATCTCCGCTTTTGTCATCGAAAAGATAACGCGAAATCTTACCAGTTGGTTCACGAATCAACAACTCACCAAGTTCAACATATTTTGCGTCATTCTCGTAGCTTGCACCATAGGATCCTTCACGCATCCAATCCTCGTAGCGTCTAGCATCATCGTCAGAATCAAGCGTTCTCCCAGCGGGTGTTGCGTTATTGATTGCCTTAATCAGATTGTTGATATTCCAACCTGCAAGCACAGAAAGTCTCGGTTGTTCCAGCACTGGAAGCAATTCCGCAATCTGGTATCGACGCTTCCTTCCCCAAATCGGGGTTGAATCGGCTTCTTGTGGAGTCTCGATGCTGAAGAAAGTATAATCTTGACGAAGGAACTCAGGTTTCCAATCACGAACGTCATCCCAACATACTCCACAAAAACCAAATGTGGTATTCTCATGCGTAACCTGTGCAACTAGATCATCGTGACCTTTCCATCCTCTGATGCATTTAGTGATCTCTTCACGGAACACTTTTGTCTTTTGCTCCTCGCTAACACCCTCCATTGGAAACTTGGAATAGGTAAGTGTTGGTGATTGCTCGATTACTTGTTTAAATGGTGGTTGTAAACGGCTAACCATCGTAGACAAAAACCCAGTTGGGCGATTACTGCGCCAATTCTGACCCATGCTTTCCAATTTTTTTGCACTATACGGAGGTTCATTATTTAGCTTCTTTTGAATCAATTGGTTTTTGCGATTGCGCTCAACATTCTGTTGTTTTAAGCGTCGATATGCAGAATGCGCTTGCTGGCAGTCTTTAAAAGTCCGTTTAACCTGCAATGTGTCAGGATTTACAACGTCACCAGTGTCATTTCCATCAACGATTTCCAATTCAGAAATCCTCTGCTTGTCAGAGTTTTTCATAATCCGCGCAGCTTTCGATGCGTAGATGTTTGTAATTTCTGCTGGAATTGGTTTGGTTGTATCTGCCATATTATTTGAGATTTAGCCAGCAATCTACTGGCAAATTGTCTAACGGGGAAATGCTGTCTCTAGACATGAAAACTGCTGACTTATTATCGTGACGTAGTAACAAACAACCACCCAGTGCCTTGGATGTCTTTGTCTCTTTTGCTTGTCTAATGCTTGCACTTAATCTTTCCGTTGCCTTTACGCAAGCACCACAACCGCTTTTCCATTGGACGTTTTGTTTGCAGTTAAGACAAATCTTTGCGCGTTGCTCTGCTAGCTCACTAAATACAAGTGCTACTTCTTTTGAAGAATTGATAACATTTTTAGCCCAAATCGTAACGTCATTTAGCAACTCTGTCTTTTGACTAGGTGTATTAACAGATGTTACAACTACCATATCAACTCCGTGACAGAAGTTGGGGTTCTTGCTACAGATGTACGAATTGACATCACCCTCCACGTCACCAACTGGCAAATGGTTTTCGGCACGAAAATTCGTGACAACCTCAATCAAGTTGTCATAGCTATGACCAGTGAGCTTTGCATCACCATCGTAGTAATGCCAACCCCCCGGCGGGATCATTCCAATTATCGGTTTTGCCATGAATTTTTGAGTTTTACGTCAGTTTTGTAAGGTTTGCAAGCAAATTCTTACTTATTTATCAAATTAATTGCTGAAATCGACGAATTCATAACTTTCAATTCCAGTGTGTTTTTTCTGGAAAACAAACTTTTCTGGTTTTGGCTCGGTCATCGTGGCAACAACTCCACCTCGTTGCCTCATCAAATAGACCAGCAGGGACAGGGAATCGAGTGCGTCAGGACTATTTTGGCGAGTCCGTTTTACGAAGTCCCCTTTGCTCTCAACTCTCACCAACCCCTGCCCCTGCTGTTTGTACCGCCGCGAAGTTGCTTGTCGAACCAACTCCTCAGTACGGAAGCTCGGTGATATTTTTAAGTACTCAAACTCCAGATATTTTGCAAGTCCGAAAATCAACTCAGTAACAACTCCAGAGTAAAGTTCGTTTGCGCGTTGTGTATCGTCTCCAAGAATATGGGTTTCGGAACTGGCCCACGAATAATTGACTCCCATGACTTCGCTTCCGTAGAGTGACTTTAACGCATCGTGGATTCCTGCTCCGTTTCCAGTTCGGTCAACACATAGCCAATTCGCGCCGATCCTCATCTCCTTTGCAAAGCGGATGATCTCAGCGGTCTGCTCTAGTGTTGCCAATTTCGGGAACTGCATTTGCGAGTCTAATTGCAAACACGTCTTTGGCTTTTTGAATTCACGGAATTGTCCGTCCCGTGGAGTCCACCCATCACAGAGTCCGTATCGTCCGAATGAACACACAACTTGATCTCGGCCTTCCAATGCCAAATCGAACGCTGCTAGAGGCACTACAGGCCCAATAAACCGCAAGCTACCCATTGAGTTGTCCATCATGGCAGGTGTTATGATTGCCATGGAAATACCCTCTTGTGGGAAGAAACCTCTTGCCATTGTGTAGTATTCGGCAGTGCGTCCCTTACTTTCGTATGCCATGTAACCTTCGTAGGACTGGAAGCCGGGGAACACAATCTCCTTGTTGGTCACATTCTCACACCTAGCTGCATCCAGCCTCAAGATATGCCAACCTTCCCTACTCTCCCACTCAAAATCTTCCTCACAGTCCACACTTTGCCAACCCCTCGTAGGTTCGCATCTCTTACCAAACTCACTGTTCCTATCCTTGGGGTTCGATGCTCCGAAAATTTTAATGCGTCCCTTGGAATCCTTCGTATCAGCAGCAGACAGGATGTTTTGCAGGCCCTCCCAAACACCAGCGGGAACCTCCTCTGCTTCGTCAAGTACAACGTGCGTCCTGCTCATCTGACCCCACTTGGGATCTGGCTTTTGTCTTGGGGAAGGGTGGAATCCACGGAGCGTACCAGTTCCACTGTCACCCTTCGGAACGGCAACAAGATGGATCCCGTTCTTGTCATCGTCATTTGCTTGAATACTTTTCACCAGATCTTCGCTGCCTTCGTACTCTGGACGTACCAATGCGGTGCGGTAGAAGTTTTTGATTGCAGCGAATACGTTTCTCTGCGCGTGTGCCTCGGTAAGTGAAACCACTTTGATACAGGTGTACTCTGGATCTCGCATCCAATCCAACAAGAACCACGCAGCAGCATTAAACGTCTTACCCATCGCTCCTGCACCCTGCACTAGCAGCTTGTCATTCTCAAACAAACACCTCCAAGTGTCCGCTGCACTCTGTGGCCTCCAGTCATAAACTCCAGCACCCCACAGAATCGTTGCTGCCGCTTCAAACTGATCGTGCTTTAAGAGGTGTTGAACAAAGTTAAGCACAGTCTGCCTAGCCACCTTTTCGTCCAGTGTAACCTGCTTTTTCTGAGAATCCGTCAGATTTGTCAGTATAAACTGAGCAGCATAGATGATCCCATTTATATCATCCTTCTCAGCTTCCGCTCTAACCTTGGTGGCAATGTTAATTGCCTGTAAAACTGACGCAGGTTTATTCATTCACTCTCCATCCCCACATCAAATTGAACCAGCAAAATTCTTTCTCTGCAAGGCTTTTATGACACTTGAATACTTTAGCAAATCTATTCGCAAACCACTCTTTGTACTTCTCAAACTCCTCGTTTGTCCAACTCTTTTTGCTATACCATCCCTCTTGGTT